CCATCATTATAATTAGCTCCTTCCATATTGGTTAATTTGTTGATTATTCTCTTCCAATCAAAACTATATGGATTGACTCCAATAGCCATCTCGTTATCAACATTATTTGCCATAACATCAGATAATAAATCTCCGAAATATTTTCTGACCATGAATAATGTAATAGCATCTCCTACGTAAAATAATCTAACGCCTTTTCCTGGTTTTAGGGCTTCATTTGTTTTGGGACTTGCAATATATTCAGTCTTCAAAACTCTCGTTTTCAGAATTTCAAGTCTGTCAGCAATCTCTGCTTGAACAAATTTCCATCCTGCTGGAATAACTGTTCTCCCATCATATGATTTATGTGGGAAATACAATTTTCTCTTGCCTTCTCCTGCTACTTTCGCTCTTTTATCATTTACAGTCAAAAAGTATCCGATAGCAGTTGACATATCCATGCCATTCAGTCTTCCATAACCACTGATTGTTTCATCGTCAGTTAATGGTGGACCTGGTGATCTGGGTTCGAATGTTAGCTCTTCTCTAACTATTCGATCTATATCCATATCAATTAATCCAGATTCTAATTCATGAAATGCATCTAATTTTGATTGACATGGTTCGATCCATTCTCCTTCATCATTTTTGTATTTCTTGCAAATAGGTGGAAATTTCTGAATTCCAAACTCTTCTGCTATACCATCGTAAAACTTCGATCGTTTCATAGATGATTCTCTACATTGTGGTAGTGGAACAGCTCGTTCTGATTTGTAATCATCCAAACCTTGAGCTTGGTTGATCATTTCAAGAATATCTTCTTTAGATGTTATTGTTGAATAGGACATTCTATGATTTCCAGCTATATGCATTCCAATAATCTTTCCAGAGAAAGCTCCTGCGGTTCCAACAACTGGACTTCCGCAATAGCCTGCTGCATTTGTACATGAATAGTATAAATAACGTGGTAATCGTAACCAATAGCTCTCATCTCCTGCTTGTTCTGGAGTAGCTCCTGGTTTCAAATAATCAAAGGATTCAACTTTATATTGAGCACTAGCCATTGATGCTACCATCATAACTAAATGTTCATTAATAAAACTTGGTACTAACAATTGTGGTTGACAACTGATAACGTCAGGAAGATCTGTTTCTGATACAAAATTATTCATAAAATTTGGAAAAATAAATGGAAGTTTCTTGAACTCAATAAGACATTTGTCATCTTTATGACCAACAATGGACCAATTACTTGGTTCAATATTAACTCGTTTTGTTGACATTGTTTGAATATCGAACCCGTTTTGCATATACGGTATCATATGATGAGGAACCAAAATCATTCGTTCTCTGACAGCTATGCCTTTACACATAGGTCTCTCACGCTCTGGCTGAAACATCAAAATAGCTCCTTTAGTCATATATTTCTTTCTGAATTCTTGATTGTGTTGAGCTGGTACATATTGTAGCATTATATCTGGTTCTTCTTCCATAGGTGGATATTCAAAGAAATCTTCATAATCATAATCTATCAATTCTTTAGCAATTTTAATTTCTTGATCAAAACTGGTATGAACTGCTTTAATTACATGAGGTACAATATCACCTTGTCCTTTTGGTTTCTTCCATCCGGCTGATTTCTTGCCTCCTTGAAATTTCTTAACTTTATAGGCTGCTGACTTCCCTCTCTTCTCCTTGATGTAAACATCGTTTTGAGCTACTGGAATATCAAAAGCTTCACAGAATGCTTCAACAGATTCATCATTAGAATTTTCTCCTTCTTCTGATCTTTTAAAGAATCTGTGAATAGCAATAAATAACATAAAAATTGCTGCTATTAATGCTGCAATTTTAATTAATTGTTTAGCTTCGATCTTATATCTTTCTCTAAATGCATTAATTTCTTTTCCTGCATATGATATAAAATCTGACAATGAAGCTTGAAAATTTAATGGATCAATTTTTTCAATTTTTCTTAAATCATTAACAAATTCTTGCATATCAATCTTATCTTGAGTTGCTGCGCATTTCGTTGATTCTGATTCATATGTGGCTTTAAGTCTGCCATATTCTTGATCTAATAATGTCATAAAAGTTCTAGCATCAATAAAATCTCCTTCTACAAGCTTTCTCCCACCTGAGGTAAAATAAGCTGGGAACTTTCCTTTCTTGATTCTAAAAACACAATAATCCATAATTGCTACGCTGCGCTCAAATTCGTCAACATCCAAAGCTTCTGCTTGTTGAACATGTTTGATAAGTTTGTGCTTATTAACAGAGATCGATCTTTGCTGTTGCATTTGTTGAAGATAATTTGTGTTATTAAAATAGTACTCGCTAGTTGTTGGTTTTTGTGGCATTTCATTAACATAGAAACGATTGTTTTGGTTGAGATTAACACAACTTACATCAATCAAATCTACGAATTCTGGCTTTGGCAAAACTTCGACTTGAAATAATCTATTTAAAATAGCTGCTGGTGTAGCAAATGATTTTGTATCTACTTCAGCATTGTTGCTGACTAAAATAACTTCTGAAATAAATTTCATGCCTTTGTCTGAAATTGCAGCTTGATCTAATGTAACATTACATGTATTAACTAAATCCATAAATTTAGCATATGGGTGTAATGCTGGATCAGTTGGAATTTCTGGCATCTTTAATGGGGCTGCATCATCAATTACAGTAACCCATGAGGTTTCTGGTGAATATCCTGTCCAATATGGTGATGATTTGCAAGGAAAGTAAACATTATTATAATAAGAAAAATCTTTTTCTCTTAGTAATGTTCTACTAATTGCTGGACAAAAATTTGTGGTTTTTCCTGTATCGGATAATCCTGTTAAAACAACACAAACTGGTTCTTGACGAACTTCGGTATAAGCTGGGGATATTCCCTTCATACGTTGGTTCAAATTTCGAGCCAAATCTTTATAAGTGATTAATTGTTGTGGCATTTCTTTGGAAGCATTAGTTCTTGATAAATCTTTAATTATTTTCCAGTATAAGTCTAATTCTGTATTTACTCTGTTAAAAGCTACTGCGTAACCAGCAATCTGTTGATCTGTAAGTGAGTTCAACTTTGATAAATTTTCAAAATTAGCATACCATTCTGGGTATAAATATTGAAAGTCGTATTCGGTAGGATCACGACCTAAATAATTTTTAATGATGAATCGACGTAATGCTTTCTGGATTACTTGAATACGTGTAAACATTTTTGTTGCTAAAGTATCAGCATCGCTCAATTTCTTAAGAGTTGAAAATTTAATTCCTAAGAAAGCGAAAGCTGAATCTAACAAATCTGCTTCATAACCCGCTTGTGCAAATGGTGATTTCAATAACTGCAATATACCACCATCCATATGTAATGAAAAATGAGATGTCATATTAGCTACAATACATAAAACTTTAGTTGGAGTCATTTTCATGTCATTAATTAACCCATAAAGGGATGTTAAATAAATAGCATGATTGAATCCATGTTTTGATGCATGTGAAAACCATTCAGTAACTGATTGTCTTTTCAAAGCCCAATATTTCAATTCATCTACAATGATAAATAAGGATGATGTTTTCTCACCAACATAAGCCAATTTACCTCTATATCCTAAAGAATCAGAACATAATACGTAATATAATTGACATATAACTATAAGTATAGGTGATGGTAATAAAAATTTTATCTTTTGATGTCCTGGAAATAGCATAACTACAATAGGATGTAAAAATAAAAGTGTTGGATCTACAAAATTTAAAAAGATGTAAAAAGAAGTTTCAATAAGGAAACCTACAAAAACGTTTTTAGGTGATACTAATTCTGCTCTAGTAGAATCTGAAATAAATAAATCTATTAATGATCTGTAAGAGGCAATTCTTGATTGTTCTAAAAATGTGTTGTTTCTATAAGTTTGTGTGTAATATTTTAAACTTAAAATTGTAATAATAAAAGCTAAAATAAAGATTGAAAATGAAATGTAGTTTTGACCAATGGCCGCTAACTGCATGCTGAGGGAAGCCGTCCATGAACGGGCAACATCTCCATATTGAATTAAACCGAGATCAGTTGGTTCAGCATGAGTTTGTGGTAAAAAGGTCGAAATTAACATAGAAATAAAACAAACCATTAACATGGTTGGTTTAGATTTTCTAACATATTTCTTTCTAGGGGTTTCCTTGCGGTTTGCGATAAATCGCTTGCGCTCGGAATTAAGGTAGTT